GATCCTGTGCGGCTTTCACAATATTTCCACTAGCGAAGTAAGATTTACCTGCACCAGATTCGCCGGCAAATACGGTCACCTTACCAAGTGGTACTCCTTTATGGAAGTCACCACTGATAAGATGATTCAATGCGTAATTACCAGTCGAAACCCAGTCAGTAGGATCGTTAAAACCCATACCAAGGCCTGTAATGCTTTTGGTTAAAGTTTTACGAAATTTACTAACGTCAAATGGTTTCGCCATTGTTTACTCCTTATGATTGACGGTCACGGATCATTTTTAAAATGTCCTGAGCACGTTCACTTGATGGTTTATCTTCAGTTGTTGCAGTTGACGCTTCAGGAGCACTTGGTGTGCCTGATTCATCTCTTGTAACACCTGCGTTTGCATCTTCCTCTTTAGGAGTCATTGGTGCAGTTTTAGTTTCTGCGATCGGCGCCGCTGGTTTTGAAGAATTTGGATCACCAGTTGGAGCACTCATGCCTGGAGCACGAAAGTACTGACCCCAACGATTTGGATCATATGCTTCTCCATCAACAGATGCTTCAAACATCTCTTGAATAACCTTAACTTCAACTTCGCCTGGTTTCTTAGGTAGAAAATCATCTAAGTTGTGTAAACCATGCGTGTCAATTGCCGCTTTTTCTTCATCAGTCAAAGCACGTTCTCTACGTGACCATTGTGATGTTGAGTAATCAGCATACCCACCTTTAGAAGTTTTCTTAATTCTAAAGTCTACACCTCTTACATAATCTGTAGGAAGTTCTTCCATCTCAGGATCCATTAATGCACCCTTAATGATTTGGAAAATTTGTGGACCAATAATAAAACGTCTAATTGGATTTTCTGGTTTGCTGTCTTCGTTTAGCGGATCATCTGCTACAAAGCCTTGGAAAATGTAAGAACGTTTTTTCCAATACTTACGTCCTTGATCTTCCAATGCTGGATCTTTAAACCATCCACGTACTTCTGAAAGTACCGGACAAGTTTCACCATACATTTCCATACAAGGAACGTTAACGGTAACTGGACGAGAGTCTGTTTGACCTTTTATACCAGCAAATGGAAGTTTGATCATTAAACGTTCTTTCCAAAAGAAAACGTTGTCTGAATCAGCATCTGGTAAGAAACGAAGTACTGCTTCAGTACCTTCTGCCATATTCCAATGTGGGTAAATTGCGTTGTCGCCGCCGCTTTGTTGATTTGAACCACCGCCTTTGCGGTCTTCTTGTTCACGTAGTTTTGCACGTATTTCTGCTAATGTTGCCATAATATAAGCCTCCTTTAATTTGCCTGTTTTTGTGCCTGTTGTAGATATGAAGTAACCTAACAACATATCTATATTATAGTTATCTTTTCTTACAAAGTCAACTATAAATTCTGAAATTACTTAATTAATTTTGCCAATTTACTTTTGATGTACTCAAGATCTTCGTTTGTTCTCATTAGTGCTTTTTTAACACTAGGATGATCTGACAAACCTTTAGCAATTTTTTCAATCACTTCAACAGCGCCTGAATAGTTGCCGCCTTTAAATCTTGGATCGTTCAATACACCAAATGCCATTTTAATTTCTTTATCTGTGTAGCCTTGATTATCTTTTTCTTCATCATCTTCGTTTGTTTTGGCCATAGCCTTGCGTACTTCCTCTGGACTCATCTCAAGTTCTTTTGCTATTTCTTCATCGCTGTGTCCTTTGGATTTTAGGCTGTGCATATACTTAATGCTACCTTCTTCCACATCACTATCGTCGTCAGCAAGTTCTATCCTTTTTCCTGATAGTTTGGATACAAACTTCTCGACTAGATCCCCTACGGAATCACCAAAACGCTTACGAGCGGAAATAACCACGCCAGTTTCGCCTCTTGGAAACGCTCCAGTTTCTTTGTCATAGAATGAGCGAACAAACTCAATGATGTCTTCGGTGCTGGCTTTTTCGTCTTTAGGTTCTTCGTCGTCACCTGCCAATTTCATAGCACCATCTTTACCGATAGTAACATCAGTTGTATCATCTGATTCACCGTTAAATGAATCGATATCACCTGAATCATATTTTGCTGGCATTTTTAAATCGCCAAAATCTAAATCTTGTAATGCTTCAGGATCATTTTTTTCTAGATAAGAATAAATTAAAGGTCTTGCACAAGAATCGCTATCTTTTTTAGCAAGTGCCTTTAACTGGTCGTTTAGATCGTTATCGTCTATAATTCCTTTAAGACTTGATAACGCATTTGTAGCATCTGGGCCAACACTGAAATGTTGTTTTACTAATTTTTGTAACATTTCAATTTTTTGTTTATCCATTGCTTCATCAACAACAGAGTCTGCCCATGTTTCAAATTCTCCATAAGGTGAACTATCTTCTTTTTGTTTTGATTCGTACTCATAATCGTCTTGAGCGGCTTCAAGTGCATCTTCGTGATCGCCACCGCCTGGTTGCACCATGTATGTAGCAAACTCGTCATCCACTTTAGCGTTGCCATCGTATTCTGATTCGCCTCTTAATGAATTTGGATCTACCTTGCCATTAACTACTTTGTAATAAAGTGAGCCATATGCTGTTTCACCATCATCACCTGTGAATTCATATTCCATTTCGTGTTCTTCGCCGTCATGTGATTCTTTAATTACATCATCTAAATCTATTGTTGTTTCACTAATACGTTTTTGATGAATGCTATGTAGTAATGGAAACATATCTTTTAATTCTTCGTTAAACTGAGGAATAGTAAAGGCATTGGTAAGATCATTTACAATGTCTTCTCCCAATTCATCTCCAGTTGATTCAATTGGTTGAAAGTTTTCTTTGTATTCTGAATAATATTTTTGTCCTTGTAATTTTTTTACATGGTTTCTTAAATTATCTAATTCTAATTGTGCACCTTCAATAATATCACTTGAAGTTTGATTCATGAAGTCTTTTTTACCTACAAATCTTTTGAACGCAGTAAGTTTAGCAATGTTTTGAGAAGTTTCAATAATGTGACTACCAAACTCATCATGTGGAAGACCACCATTAGCAACGTGACGAGCCATTGCTCTAGCACCTGCTAAGTGAGCAAACGGATATTTAAATCTTTCGCCTGCTTCATTTTCAATAAACAAAGAACTAATGTGTCTTGTTCTAGCACCTGTTTGTTCTGCGTTAATTTCTTTCTTATGTCTTACAATAAGTTTTGTTTTGTCTAGTTCCTCATAACTTGACTTTGTAGTTCCGTACATTGCTGACTCCTGAACATTTTTGTTTGCCAAATAATTATAATCTCTTTTGTCTAAGTTTGATTTAGCAATATCACGTGTATCAAATTGCATCATATGTTTCTTAGCAAAGAAACGCATTTCTTTAAGAAATGCATACCAATCATCTTCTTCTTGTTCAGATACATTTTCTAACATTCCTTGGCTGTAATAAATCTTTAATGCATCTGCATCTTTAATAGAAACAGAAACAGCACCTTTATTATCACCACCAGTTACGTAGTCAAAGTCAAAAAATCGTGCTTGACTTTCATCCTGCGTAGGCGCACCAGTTTCGTCACCCATTTCCACACGTGGAAATCGTGATCTAATTTTCTCAAAAAGAGATGTCGAAATAGAATCTAAACCCTTCATAATGTTATTTATGCTATTAGAAAGAAACAAACACCGGCATTGGAGTTATCAATTCAGTGTCCATATCCTTCATTTTTTCGTAAATCGCCGGATCCCAATCCGCTAATATCTGTTGCATTCGCACATTAAGCAATGTAGCGGACACTAAATCGTCATGTTCGCCTGTTTTAGCACCAAATGTAGTACCATGTGCAACATAGTTTTTAAGTTCTGATATTAGTGGTTTGCTTTTAATTTCTAGTTTATGAGTTTCGAGCAAATGCTTGAATTTAGCACAAGCACTCATTTTAGTTTTGTGTGTTGTGTTAAATCCTTTTCTAAACTTACGTACATGACCTTTTCTTATAGGTTCACTTAGGAACATACCATATATGTTTTCTTCACCGTAATCCTTAACGCTTACCAATGCGGCTTCACCTATAGCGTTATTTTCAATGCTGTAATAAACTTGTGGTAATTGTGTGCTGATTGTTTCGCATTGTTCTTTAATATTCTTAGTGATCTCTGCTAAAATTCTTACCTGTGATTGTATGGGTGTTGTGTTATGTTGCCATTCTGCTACCTGTTTGAAACTAGGAAGTTCAAAAACCTGTATGGCCGCAAAGTCTCCGCCTGTACCTAAACTTGGATCCATACTTACAACATAAGTGTACTTAGGATCGCAATCTTTATACCATCTCGTTTGACCCAATCTTCTTAAAGGTTCTTCTCCTTCAAGTTCTGCAAGTTTAACACTATTGATTAAAGTTTCGTCAAAGATTAAGAATTCACATTCATGTTCTCGACGGAAGCGTTCTTCACCAATACGTGATTTTTCTTCTTCTGCCCATTTGTCATCTCTATCAGGGTGTTCACTCCAATGAGCAGTAAAAGCATAAAAACCATTAATTCCTACTTCAGTATCGTTACCATGTTCGTCAAATCTTTTATTTGCTTCTGTCCATATAAGAGCAAACTGATCTTCATCTGAGTTTGGTGTTGAAGTAATAATTGCCTTACCACCTGTTGCTAGTGTTGGAGAAATTGCAGTCCAGAATTCTTTGGCAATGGTAGGGTTAACGAACGCAAACTCATCGCAGTATAATAAGGAAATGGACATACCACGTCCTGTGTTGTCTGTAGTTGTTTGTGATACAATACGCGACCCGTTATCAAATTCCATTGATCCTTTGTTATAGGAAGTTACACCACAGCGTATATGATCCGGACAATCTTCGTATGCATATCTAATCCTGTGCATAATTTCTTGGGCACCTGCATATTTGTGTGCCGCAATAAGAACGGTAACGTCTGGATTAAACATAGCATACCACAATAGATAGCCTGCCGCAGTTGTTGACTTACCTGTTTGCCTTGGTAGCATGTTAATGTTAAATCTATAATTGTGATAACTTTCTACAAGACGTTCTTGGAATTCAAAAGGTTGGAATAATAGTTTACCTTTGGTAGGGTGCTGTATGTAAAAGAAATTGTCCATAAAGAATTTAGCACCAGTAATTGGATCTGCACAGGCCTGTAACTCTTGTATTTCTTTTTCTGTATATCTAGTCTTTTGATGTGCTTTTTTAACTAGTACACCATCGAGACTTTTACTATTTTGTACCATACTATTATTTATTGGGTATAATGGTGTGTTTTAAAATTTTAGGTAATAAAAAACCCCGGATATTGCTATCACGGGGTTTGTCCTATCTCCGACTAGGACAATCCTAAGGTAGTTAGGAATTCTTTTTAGCCATCTTAGTTGCAGTAGCATACATAACCGCTTCTGCATCTTTACCATAACGATCTTTAAAATCGCCTTTGGCTTTCTTCATACCTTTAACGTATTTTTCTTTTGTTTTTTCTTCGCTTTTTGATAACTTTTTTTCATTAACAAAATTAACCCATTCGCCTTTTAGTCTTTCTTCTAAACCTTCTAATGGATTGTCACCTCTCATAGAAAACTTGCGAGGTAATTTTTTAATTTCTGTTTTACCGTATGTTTGTTCTAATTCTTCGTCATCATACCGTTCACCCTCTTTTTCATCACCCATTGAGTTAGCATAACCTTCTTCTGCATCTTCGTATGGTGAAGGATCTTTAACTCTAATATCCTTAGGATGTTTGCTTCCATTTAAACCATTAAGTCCAGCAAGTGTAGTAATATCTGCTACATCGCCGTTGTGAACGTCTGGCTCATTTTCATATTCGCCACCGCATGGTGAACCATTAATGCTATCATCTGGTTTCATTGATACCATTTGAGCGTCATCTTGTGGCATCATATCTGGGGAAACTTTTTGCATTCCTGCTAGTGCCATAATTCTTTGAAGCATTGGTAAGTCTTCTGGACTATCAGCAGTAATTTGAATTGCTTCGTTAGTTTTCTTTTTTTCTTTATCTTTAATGGCTTTTTTCATAGGCTCTTTTTTGTTACCATCTTTGTCCACGTCTAAGAAATCTGGTTTTGCTTTTTTAGCCTCTTTAACACCGTTTGCTTTTTCGGTATTTGCAATAGCATCAGTATGTACGTTAGGATTTTTTTCGTCTAATTCTCTTAGTCTTTTTAATACATCAATCATTTCAATGCTAGCCATTATTCTTCTCCGTCAAATCTTTCTTTTTTATCTCTAACTAGACTTTGTAAGAAAGTTTCTTTTCCTTTTTCAGTTGTTACTAATTCGTCCTTGTCAACCTTAGGTGCATCTTTATATTCGCCATCTGCTAATTTTGTTTCATATGGCTTATCATCTTTTTCTGCTTGATATTCTTCGTATGGTTCACCTGGTTTGCGAACTCTAATATGTTCTGGATTTAAATTTAAAACATTAGAAAGATAATGCTTTAGTTGATCCTGTGTTGAAGGATAGTTAAGTGTTGTTTCATAAACCGTAACTTCGCAGTTTGAAAGTTGTGGAAAATCTAACGGTAAACTTTGGATAGGTGTTTTTTTACCTGACGAAAGATTAGAAACGTCGTACTTTTTAAGTGCAACTTCTAGACTATCTTCAAAATTTTCGTCAAGATTGCCTGCAACCTTGATAATAAAATCATATTGTTTACTTGCTTCTGCTAGATATTGTTTAAATCCCACCATAACTATGTTTCCTTTATATACGTTTATTTATCTTGATCCCTATTCAAAATCTTCTCTAAAATGGCATTGCGATCTGTTACAATAACACCTTCAGCATCTATAGTATTGCCTGCATCGCCGGATTTTTGATCGATCTGTTGCTTTTTAAGTTGTAATTCAACCATTTTGAGTTTTTTATCCAACTTTTGACTTTTAGCATCTATGGCATTTTTTAAACTGCTTACAGCAACTTCAAATACACGCCCAGCATAACGACTTTCAACATTCATTCCAAGATCCATTAGATCCTCATAAGTTGCTTTTGCTTTATCTGCTAACTCGTCTAATTCTTTATCTGCTAACTCTCCTAGACCTTTTACCATAGGAAGTGCGGCTGAAATTTTATCAAACTCAGCAATGCTTCTAGTCATATTTGTAGTATCGGGTTTTTTGGATTCTGATTTTTTGTCTTCTTCTTTTGGTTCTTCAACCTGATCCATTATTTCTTCTACTTCTGGTAGATCTAGCAATTCTTCTAGTTTCTTAGTCATACTATTACTTATCTCCTCTTGCCTTGGTGGAATAAATCTTTTTCGGTTACAACACGAAAGAATATACCATGTTGTTTAGCATAGGCCGCGGCCGCTTCCCATTTTGCTTTGTTTTTTATGTATTGTGCTTGATTAAACTGATTCTTTCCAACACTTTCTCGCATTGTTTGATTGTCGGGTTTAATCTCTATAATTTCTGCTTTTGTTTTTCCTTTTTTATTGCTATAGACAAGAAAAAAATCTGGAACATAAATTGTATATTTTCCTGTTAGAGGATCTCTGTATGGAATTTTAATACTTTCACTCGCCCATTTGGCAACAGCAGGATGCTCATCGCACATCTTCATAAAGTGCCATTCCCAACTGCTTCTATACCTTGGAGTTTTTGTTCCTATGTATTTGTCGGGATTCTTTAGTTCATATTTTCCCTGAGCAAATTTCATTACGGTAAAATGTTCCTTGAAACTGATTCCGATCTATTAAGTGTAGGTTTTGTTCCTAGCACACTTGTTTTTAAACGATTAAGGTTTAGTATTTCACCAAGTGTATCTGTTAATTCTAGTTGTGATGATTTTTGTATATCAGCAATAGCATCAAAAGGATTTACACCTTCTAGTTTACATTGTTTTAAAACAGCAAACGCAGTTGCTCTAGCGGCTACTGCTCCCATGCCTTTTTTCTCAAATAGTCCTTGGATAGCATCAACGTCAGATGGTTTAAATTGTGCTTGATTTTTATTGTAATCTTCAAAAAATTTAAACGTATCATTGGCACTATTGTTAATAGTTTGTCCGCCTGCTGTTTCCGGAATGTTAGTATAAATGTTTCCCATAATTATTCACCTGGTGTTTGTGTTTGTAAAGGATTTACTGCTTGTTGATTTGATGTCGATGTTGCTAACCCCGTTGCAGTTTCATCAATTACATTAGGTGCTTGTGATTTTTCTACTGCTTCGGTATTTTTATTTGCATCAACTTTATCAGCACCTTTCTGATTCACTATATCTTGTGTTGTATTGAATATTGCTCTTTGTGTTATACCTGCGACTTCTTTTTTTATACTTTCAGAATTTAATCTATCTACTTTGTCAGCAACATTTTTTGCTTTAATTGCTGTACCAATTAGTGCAAAAGGATTTGAAAACGCTTCACCACTCATCACATCTCCAAAGATATCAAGACCTCCGGCAATAACACCATTGGCTCCAAATAATCCGCCGCCGCCTGATTGTATAGGTGATGGTGATCTATCATAGTGTACCTGTGCAAATCCCGCGGGGTTATCTACAGAAATTGATCCATACCCATATTGTATTCCTTCATAAATTACCTGCATCATATTTTCTGCTGGTTGACTATCGCCTGCAGACATGCTAGGCGGATCCCAACTTGAAACAATAGGATTAATTAATTTAAATTCGTGGAATTTGTGTTGTGATAATTGATAAATTGATATATCTGTAAAAAACCTTGGTCCTACATTACTGCTGAATCCAAATTTTGCGTATAGTTCTTCAGGAATATCATATAATTTTTGTCTTTGAAGTGCTGTTGGAAACAAACTATCATTGTAATAGGTTTGAAAATATTGTCTCCACAACGCGGCAGTCAAGCCTCTATTATCATCGTGGAAAGTAAAATTAACAGGTTGATACTGGACTGCTGTTTGAAAATTTGTTTTCTTACCATATTGATTTTTAACTTCAGTATTAACCTGTACTCCAGGAAGTTTTACATCTTTAACTAACATACCGCATTCAATCTGTGGTAATGCTTTATTAAAAATTGCATCTGGAGATTTAATTGATTGTTGATTTATGTTAAACACCACATGATAAAGAAACTTAACCTTAGGAGAAAGTTTCATGTAGTCGTCAACAAACAATCTAGCGGCGTGTTGATAGTCGCTCATATCACCGCGACTACCGAAGATTCCGTCTACTACACCACCTAAGAATTTTGTAAATTTATTGGCCATACTATTATTTAGCCATAAAAAAAGGCCGGTGATTTTTTGGTCACCGACCTTAAATTTTACTAGTACTATTAGCCTGTTGCTAAAGTTCTGATAGTTCTTCCAATTGCCTGACCAATACCATCTGGCTGACCAGCACCATTAGTCTGGATAGCGTTATCGTATTGTAGTGACATTGTAATGTCTACTGGATTTGAATCACTATATGTTAACTGATTGTAGTTAATATCTTGTACAAAACAACCTACTAATTCAAATGTTTCAAGGACGCTAGGAGCATTAGCACCATTTCCACCATCTAAAATTTCAATTCTAGTTTTGAATTTGTAATCAATTCCCGAAGCCGCACTTGATTGTTCAAAGAAATCAAATTGTTTCTGTAATTGCTCGCCTGCAAGTTTGTTAACAGAGTTGTTAACATCATCACGAACCGTTAATGTAATTGGTTGCCATGTATGCTTGCCAGCATAGTAAACTTTTGAGTTGTAAACATCAATTGCAATAGACTCAAAGTTTACATTTGGTCTAGTTACATCGATTACTTGTTTTGTCAGTTCCACCACAGGACTGCCTGCACCAAAGTTCTCTAGAGAAACTCTAAAGCGATACTTTAGTTTTGGCATCAACAAACCTTGTGTGCCTGCTGATTGATCACTTGCTAGTGGTACCGTAAATCTTGATAAACTTGAAATTGCCATTTTATTTTGCTCCTTGTATAATTTTATTTATCACCATTATTGGGCACCTAGTGTTGCAATCTCACCTGTGTTTTTAAGTCTTAGTGGAATGTAAATGTATTCTACCGACTTAACTGGTTCAATAGCAATATCTAAATAAAGTTCATTACGATCGATTCTTGATGGTGTGTTGTTTGTTTCGTCACACACTACTAAGAAGTCGTATAATGCTCTTTGTCCTACTAGTTCAAGTAATAAACTTTCTGCCGCTTGTTTGATCTCATCACGTGTAATTTTATCGTTTGGTTCAAACAAGAACGGTTTAGCAAGTAGACTTAATTGACGTCTTAGGTACGCTGTTAAACGTGCCACGTTAATTCTGTCTAGTGCTGAAGCATTTCTTGCTCTAGTAAATTGTCCGAAGTTAACCAAACCACTTCCAGTAATGAATGTGATTGGGTTGATCTTAGCACTTTGCATAGTGTCTCTAGTACCTTCATTTAATGACACTGGAGTAAACTCTCCTTCATCATTAATGTAACCAACACTTGAAGCATTGCTAATACCACCACGTCTTGTACCTGCTGGTGCAAACCATGGAAACGATACTGCATCACTTACTGCAATAGTACGTAGCATCATGTGACTTGGTGGAACAACAATGTTATTACCACTTAGGTCAGTTGTAAATCCTGATGGATAAAATACTGCCATGTATTCATCAAATGATGTAAATCCTTTTTCACCGTCTGCTAGTGCGTTGTTTGAGTTGTTACCCCACTCTAACAAATCAGTTGAACTTGATTTTAATCTAAACGGTGAGTCAGCAACAACAAATCCTGTAATGCCTCTATCAATGTTTAGACCAACTAAGTCAATTGTAAGTTCTGGATAACCTGGAGCACTTAACAATGTAAATGTTCTTGTTTCTTCGTCACGTAAATCTTGGTTTGATTTAACTTCTGATTTAAGTGCCGCAACAACCGTTTTACGTTGTGCTTGTCTACCAAATAATCCTGATCCGTCTTCTGCTTGTGTGTTAAAGCCGATCCAACGATCTGTTTTATATTTTGTTGTAGCCTGACCATTAACTGCTCTACCGTCCATGATCTCACCGTCTGCTGTTTCAGTATCAGCACCGCTTACACCGTTAAATCTAATGTTTAAACCGTTGTTAGCGTTAATGTCGATATGACCTTTAACAAATTTCTTAACGTTATAACCTGAACGTCTAGTATTCCATAACAACATACCTCTTGGATATAAGTCTGGATCTGGAGCGTCTGGATCTAAGTAGTTGCTTGATAGTAGGTCTTTAATTGTTCCTGCCGTGTCACCAGTTGTACCTGCTGAACCATAACGTGCATCTGCAAATAAAATACCATCTTCTGAAGTTTGGTCTGATACATCAACAGCAACCCATTCTAAATTGTTGCCGTCCCATTTGTAAATCTTTTGACCATATGTTTCAGAGTTTCCTGAGTCAACCCAAATATCACCTGTTACTAATGCAGTACCATCTGATTGTGTAGTTGGCTCAGTAGCACTAACAATCGGACCTGCTGGATCAGCGTCACTTACTTGGTTTAAGTAACCTACCCAAGTAGTACCATTGTGTACTAGCATATCAACTTCATCAAGTGTAGTTGAATACCATAATGTACCATCTGCTGGTGTTGAATTAGGTGCAGTTGTTTTTGCTTCATATGTTAATGGTTTCCAGTTAGTAATAACATAGTCGTCACTACCTGTAGCCACATAAATGTCATCTGCCGCACTAGTTACACCTGCTGTTACTAATGGAGTACCAGTACCATCAGTAAGGATAACTTCGCCACCTAATTTATGTGTAATCTTAATTTTGTTTTCAGCAGTAAGAGTTGCTTCAACGTTTGTTAAGCCTACGGAACTAACTGCTGTAATAAAGTCTTCTGCACTTGTTCCTGTAAATGATGCCGTTGCAGAAGTCAATGCCGCTGTTCCTGCTCTTGTTTCTCTAATAGTAAACGTCTTAGTACCTGCCGCAAATGTTGGACTTGATACCGTACCAGTTCCTGATGCAGGACTTGGAACACTTCTTCTGTAAAGTTTAAAGTCTGCAACTACTGGATCATTTCCTGTTTGATTTGCTAAAACAAAAAGTGTACCAGTTGTAATGTTAACACCGCCACCTGCGTCAAGTTTGTTAATTGCTTCTGCCGAACTATTGTAAATCGGAGCATTAACGGTTGTCCATAAACCTGTTGTTGTTGAATATAATTTAACTTTCCAACTAGCACCTAAGTTTGGAGTTGAAGATTTAATCCAAACAGCACCTGATGGTCTAAGTGCAGAATATCCTGTTCCAGCAATTTCAACTCTATCAGTTGCTCTCCATAAAGGAACTTTGCTGTGTGCTGAAATTTGTAATTCTGGTTCTGAATAGAAACCTGCTGTAATACCTAATTGTGTAAGAATGTTACCAGTACCTTCTTCAATTAAAATACCACCTTTACTTAATGTTGAGTCTGGAGTAGTAATAGCACTAGTTCCGTCTGCGTAAATTTTAACTCTATTGTTAGCGTCTAGTTTAGCACCAACACCTGGAATGTTATAGTGGTTAATTGATTGTACTAAATCTGTTGGGGTAGTTCCGCCAACGTTAACATCAGTTCCGTTAATAACAATGTTTGCGTTATCAATTGAAGTAGGTGTTAATGTTGCTGAAATTGTTGGCCAACTTGAAATCCATGTAGTTGAATCCCAATCAGTTGCCGCGGCACCTTGGTTTGCACCTTTGAATCCTGCGACAGAGTCGAATGCTGATTCATCTGATGAACCTACTTGTACCCAAATATTGTTTTCGTTTTTATACCATACTTTGTTTTGTGTATTCCATGTAACAATAGCATAGTCGCCAATTGATCCAACGCTTGTTTTGATTCCTGTGTAAGTGGCACCGCTTACTCCTACAAGATCAGTTGCCGCTGAAATAACACTTGGAGCCTTGTTAGTAAATTTTTGTGTATCACCATTCCACTCAAAAATACCGTAGATTGAATCATCTGTGTCAAACCAGTATGTACCGTCTGTAGGTTCTCCAACAGGCTCGCTTGAAGATCCTGTTAGTTCTGATAAGTTAGCATCTGCTCTTACCACGTATGCTCTATTAGCAACGCCTAAGTAAGAATATGCCGCTTGTAATCCATATTCGTTTAATTCGTTTCCGTGTAAAGGATTGTTTGAAGTATCAGTGTAAAAAGTAGGATTACCAAATGTGTCAGTAAGTTCTCTTTGACTTGATATTAAAAATACTTTACCAGCATTGGCTTTAGTTGTACCTGTTGCTGTTCCTGTGCCTGAACCATTTGGTTTAGACTCTGCTGTTGCTACCACAATTAACGGGACGGTAGCACCCGCGGCAGGTGTATAGAACGATTCGTCTATTACCTTTACCTCAATACCTGGTGATGAAAGTGCCATGT